CACCCACAATTATTAGAGATATTTTAGAAAATAAAATATATTTAAATATGACTAACCCTGATGTAAACGGTGTTGTTAATTTATCTCCAAAAATACAAGCGTGTTTAAATGAAGTAGCTAAAGATACTAGAAGAGGTAGAAGAGAAGTAGTTATAACTGGTAAAGGAAGCTCTAATTTAATAGGTTTAGGTAGTCAATTAATAATGCCTACTAAATGTAGTTTAATTTTTGATACAGATACACGTTTAAAACCTTTAGTAAATAACGTTTACGGTGTTGAGTGTTCTGCCACATACCCAACTGTTTGGGTCAATCTATCAGTAGATGCTTTTAAATATTTAGACAGAATAACTGTAACAGATGCTTCTACATTTAATATTGATGATCAAATTATTATTATGTCCCAACTTATTATTGATACTTCTCCTAATATGGCAGGATCAGTTAATAAAAAGGTTGACGGAGTTTTTGTAAGAAAGCCAGCTAAAGTAGGACAACAGTGTAAAATATGGGCAAAAGAGGGAAATACTTTATTACTGGATCAATGCCTAAATTATGATTACTTTTTGACAGATACTGCTCAAGTTGGTAAAATTACAGATCCAAAAGAAGATATTAAACTGTTAAATTTTAAAATGGGTGATTTTACTGACACTATTAGAGGAGGTAACGCTGTAAGATTACGGTATGTATATAAAGCTTTAATTGATACTGTGAACATTAAGCATAATAGAGAAGTAGATAATGATGATGATGACGAATCATCAAGTACCTCAAATGACGGGTCAACAAGAAATGGTATTCTATTAGTAGGAGGTAAACATATTGTTATTAAAAATGTTTATTTATCTCGAATTGGTTGGTATGGTATTGGTTATGAAGGTTGTATTGAAAATTTAAAAGTTTATGATTTTGAATGTCATTTTGCTAGACACTCTATATCAGCAAATTGGTTTAATCACCCACATGAACCAAGAGATATATATATTTATAATGCAAGAAGTTTTGAGTCCACTTTTGCAGGATTTGACACACACGATGTAGGATATAACATTAATTACGAAAACTGTATTGCTATTGGTTCAAAACAAGATGCAGGATTTCAATTTAGAACTTCAAATATTACTTTAAAAAATTGTATATCAAGAGGCAATAAAATAGGTATTGTATCTAGGAGTAAAGATCAAAATACATATACTCCTAAAGTAGACAATCCAGCTACTGTAGTTAATGAAACTGAAGTTCCCGCTGTTCCAATAGATCTAAGTATTTTATTAGAAGCTAGAAAAAGATTACAGAATTACAAAATAGAGAATTGTGATATACAGGATAACGAAAAAGCAGGAATTAATTTATCCAGCAGTCCAGAAATTATTGGATCAAAAATTGTAAATAATGGGTTTACAGAAAGTTTTTCAGGAGGATTAGCCATAAATGGTGGATTAATTAAAGATTGTTTAATTGAAAATAATACTTTTTGTGCTGTAATTTATGGTAGATCTGTTGATTGGAATGGACTAACTGTAGAAAAGTTAGTGTTAGATAATATTACTGCAAAAGCTAATGAAACCCAGACAAGGTTGTTTTCATCAGCTAATTCAGGCACAGGAACTGAAGATTATGAAAAATTAGAATTAAGAAACTCTGATGTTAGAGGGTATAGTTTAAATAATAGATTTTACGCTAATACTGAATATCCTAGAAGTGAAAAAGTTGTACAACAATTTAATAATATATGGGGCGAATCTAAATTATATGGAGGATTTAATTTAATAAGCGGACAACAATATATCCCTAATGATAACGTATTTAGTTCTAATGTTTTAATTACTCCAATTAATAAACCTGTAATCGAAGGTATAACAAATAAAGCTCTTGATGGAGTTGCTTTAGGAATAGGTGAATCTGCACTACCTGATACATGGAAATTAGCAGGAGCGTTAAATCCTTTAGTGTTAGAAGTAATTAGTTTTAATCAAAATGTGTTAGAACCTTATGTAGATATTAGACTTTATGGTGTAGCAAGTCCATCTACATTTCAATTATATTTTATGGATAGATACGATAAAGATCATCGACCTGGTACAATTCAAAATGACTCATGGTTATTAAAATTTAAAGCAGATTTACTAGCAGGTTCAATGGCGAATGTTACTAATTCTTTTTATGTTGTAGAATATGATGATACTTTAGTTGATCCAAATACTTCTGTCGTTAGTACGGTAATTCCATCAAGCACTGTTGTAATTACAAGTACAGAAACTGAATTTACTAAAACTTACGTTATTGATGATGTAACAACTACATCATTTTTATATGGATTACGTTTTAATACAACAATCGGCGGTACTATTGATTGTACTATTAGAATTAAAAATCCTTCAGCAATTTTAGGGTCAGCTACACCTATAACACAATCAACATTAGTCGCTGAACTAAGAGAACCAAAAGGATTTGTAGTCACATCTTATAATTCAGATGGCTCAATTAATACGAATGATAATAGAAAATGTAGTTATGTTCTTTAAATAAACTAAAATATTATAATTAAATAAAAGGTTATATAAACTAATGGAAATAGAAACACTTGATAAATTAACTGATTGGAAAAATGAACCAACAATTCAGGATCTTAAATCTGATTTTGACGGAGCTTCACTTCATCAAGAAAAATATATTGAAAAAATTAAAGAATGGGAAGATTCTAAAAATTTACAGGGAGCTTATAAACCTAAAAAAGTATTAGGTAAATCATCTTTACAGCCTAAAGTTATTAGAAAACAAAATGAATGGAGATACCCTTCATTAAGTGAACCGTTCTTATCTATTGATAATATGTTTAAATGTAAACCTGTTACATTTGAAGATGTTAAGTCTGCTAAAAAAAACGAATTAATATTAAATCACCAATTTAATAATGTTATAGACAAAGTGGATTTTATTGATGAATACGTTAGAAGAAACGTAGATCAAGGTTTATGTATTATTAAACCTTATTGGGTCAGAGTAACTGAGCAAATTGATAAAGTCATTCCAGTGTATCAATATAGAGAGCCAAACAGTCAAGAAGAGTTAGATAGATTACAACAGTTAATAGAACTAAATGAATCTAATCCTAATGAATTTATGAATTTACCTGAAGAGTTACAAGAGTCAGTTAAATACTATTTAGAGACAGACACTTCTGTTATTGCAGAACAATATGGAGAAGAGACTGTTAAAGAAGAGGTTATTGTTGAAAATAAACCTGCAATAGATATTATATCTCCATACAACTTTTATATAGATCCAACTTGTAAAGGTAAATATGAAAATGCTAACTTTATTGTTATAACTTTTGAAAGCTCTAAAGCAGATTTACTTAAGAAAGGTGTATATACTAATTTAGATATAATAGATTTTAATAGTTCTAATGTTAATGTAAATCTACATCACGAACAAGGATATGATACTCATACTTTTAACTTTAAAGATGAAAGTAGAAAGAAAATTGTTGTTTATGAATATTGGGGTAAATACGATATTAATGGAGACGGTAAATTAGTATCTATTGTTGCTTCTTGGATCAACAGTACTTTAATTAGAATGGAATTAAGTCCTATGCCAACAGGACAATTACCATTTGTCATTAGTAAATATAATCCTGTTATGGACAGTGTATTTGGTGATAGTGATGCTGAATTGTTGTTAGATAACCAAAAGACTATTGGAGCTATTACAAGAGCTAATATTGATTTGATAGCTAAATCCGCTAATTCACAACAAGGATTTGCTACTGGATTTGTTGATTCGATTAATAAACGTAAATTTATAAATGGAGAAGATTACGAGTTTAATGGTAATATGTTACCGACTAATGCTATATTTATGCACCAATCCCCTGAAATTAGTCAAACTTCACTTGTTTTACTGGATCAACAAGCTAAAGAAGCAGAGCAATTAACAGGAGTTATTACTAATACAGACAGCAATTTATTAGGTAGTACGGCAGGAGGTATTCGATCTGTATTAGCTAGTACAGACTTAAGAAAAGCCAGTATTTTAAGGAGAATGATTAGTGGTATTATTAAATTAGCTAAACAAGTAGCAATATTAAATAATGAATTTCTTTCGGAAGAAGAAGAAATTAGAATTACTAATGAAAAGTTTGAGAAAATAAGAAGAGAAGATTTAAAAGGTAATTTTGATGTAAGTACGCATATATCATCTCCAGAAGAGAATCAAAAGAAAGTACAAGATCTTACTTTTGTGTTACAAACAGCTAGTGCAGTATTAGGTCCTGAATTAACTGTTATGATGCTTGCTGATATTGCTTATTTACTTGGTATGCCTGAATTAGAGAATAAATTTAAGACTTACACTCCACCCCCACCAAGTGAAGAAGAACAAGCGTTAAAACAACTTGAAATTCGTAAAATGGAAGCAGAAGTAGCTAAAATTGAAAGTGAGGTAGCAATTAATCAAGCTAAAGCACAAGAAATAATGGCTAAAGCTAATCAAATTAATTTAGATTTAGAAGAAACTGTAACTGGAGTTAAAGAACAAAAAGAAATTGCAAAACAACAAGCACAAGCTAAAGGTAATCAAGAATTAGAAATTACTAAAGCAATAGTAAAAGGTAATACTGATCCAACAAATATAGAAGCAGGAATTGGATTTAATAAATTAAGTCAAGCAGGATTAGTATGACATACGATTTAGAAAAAGATTTAGAGTTGAGTAAACATAAACTAAGTGTTGTAGAAAGTTTACATAGACTCAGTTACAACATTGATTACAAAAATGTGTTTAATAATTATATGTTTAGTTCGTTATTACTGAATTATAGCAAAGATTTAGCCAATTTTAGTTTAACAAATGAACAAAGAAACATTATTATATTAAAATTAACCGCTATTTCTACTTTACAAGCAGAATTAGAAAGTTTATTATCTAGTAAGGAAACTTTAGTACAATCTATTAAAGACACTAATGAAACAATAAATATAGAGAGATACAGCAATGGTTGATAATACTAATACAGAATACAGTGAAGAAGATAAGCTTATTGATGAACTTGCATCATTAAATGATGAAGATTTTGAAAAAAAATACCAAGAAATGCAATTACAGTCATTAGAACAAAATAGTTCTACACAAAGTGAAGAAGTAATTACAACTACTGAGGTTAATGAAACTAATAACGATGTCAAAGAAGAAATTGAAGAAAATGTTATTGAACCAGAAGTAGATACTGAAACTATTGAAAATAAAACTGAAAATAATGAAGAAATTAAAGAAACTACAGAGATTTCTGAAGAAAAGACATTAGAAGAAAAATATATTGAGTTAGAAAATAAATATAAAGATTTAATGAAACCATTTAAAGCAAATGGTACTACAATAGAGATTAGAGATCCAAATGAGTTAATTAGTTTGGCTCAAAAAGGAATTAATTATACTCAAAAAATGCAAAAGTTAAATCCACATCTTAAAATTGTAGAAAGTTTAAAAAAAGCAAATTTGTTAGACGAAAACGTAATAAATACACTAATTGATATTAATAACGGAGATAAAGATGCTATTACAGCACATTTAAAAAAGTTAAATATTAATGTGTATAATGATATTGATTTAGAAAAAGAAAGTTCATATCAACCTAAAAATCATATTATATCAGATACTGTTTACAATAGTGAACAAGTTATAAGAGATATTAATGAAGATCAGGAATATGGGAAACCTTTTCTTAACCATATAACAAATTGGGACGAACAATCTCAAATAAAATTATCTAATAATAGTTTAGACTTACAGCAATTATACGAACATAAAAAATCAGGATTGTTTGATGTAGTTAATGCTGAAGCAACTAGACAAAAAGTATTAGGAAACTTTACAGGAATGAGTATGTTAGATACATATGCAACTGTAGGTAAACAAATGCAAGAAAAAGGATTACTTAATAATCCTAATGTTGCCCCAAAAGAGAATAAAATTGTTGATATTAGACCTGCATTAAATAAGGTTAATACACCCTTTAATCAAGAAAGTACCAACAAAATAAAAAGTTTATCACCTGTTAAAACAGTAAATGTTCAAGTAACTGCTGAACCAGACTTAGATGCACTTGCTAAACTAGATGATAACTCTTTTTTAGAACTTTGTAAAAAACACAACATTAAATAACATAAAGGAAAATATATATGGTCAGTCCAGTAACTGCTCCTCAAAAATATAATACTAATCCGTCTGCTCCAATGCAGACATTCATGCGTAGACGTAAATCCATTATTGAGATGGCTGATGAACAGTTTTACACTCCATTAGCTAAACTAGAGAATATGCCTAAACATTATGGTAAAACAATTAAAGTGTACGAATATGTACCCTTGATTAATGCACGAAATTTAAACAACCAAGGTATTGACGCTACTGGAACTGCTTATGATGACGGTAATCTTTACGGCGATTCTAAAGATATTGGGGTTATTACTACTAAATTTCCTAGTATTACTGAAGACGGTGGACGAGTTAACAGAGTTGGTTTTACTCGTGTTGAACGTCAAGCTACTTTGGCTCAAATGGGTTTCTTTTTTGAGTACACTGAAGATTTGTATAACTTTGACGATGATGAAATGCTTGAGTCACATCTTGAGCGTGAAGCTCTTAAAGGTGCAATGAGTTTATCAGAAAAAAGATTACAAATTGATCTTATTAATGGTGCTGGTACTGTACGTTATGCGGGAGTTGCTTCATCTAATGCAACAATGACTGGAGAAACATCAGCTACTGTAAAATCTATCGTAGATTATGATGATTTTAAACGGTTATCTATTGTTTTAGATGTTAATAAAACTCCTCGTGATACTAAAATGATTAAAGGAAGTAATCTTACTGACACTAAGACAATCCCCAATTCTCGTTTTGCTTATGCTCACCCAGATTTAAGCAATCATCTTGAAAATCTTCAAGATTATCATAGTAAACCTGCTCTAATTCCAGTACAGATGTACGCTGATAAAACTACAATTCGTAATGGTGAGTTAGGTTCTATTGGTAATTTCCGTATTATTATTGATCCAGAGGCAGTTGTATGGGAATCTGTAGGTGTTACCGTTGCTTCTAATGGTGGTAATGCAGGGTATAAATCAACAACTAAATCTTCAGTAAATAAATATGATGTTTATCCTATTTTAGTTATTGGGTCAGAATCATTTACTACTATTGGATTTGGTTCAAGCGGTAAAGAACAAAAGTTTAAGATTTATACTGTTAAACCTGGTTCTCCTGCTTCATTAGCTTTAGATCCTTTTGGTAAAAAAGGTATGCAATCAATTCAATGGTTTTACGCTACATTGATTTTACGTCCTGAGCGTATTGCAATGATTAGAACACTTGCTCCTCTCTAAATTTTAAAATATAATAAGTGTATTAGAGATAATACACTTATTTCATAAAATATTAATTAATAAAGGTTTATTATGTCAACACAAATAACAGATACAAAAACAAATGTTCTTTCTGCTGAAGAAACAGAACTTAAAATTCTAAGACAATATTTAGATGCTTTAGGCGTTCAGTATAAAAAATCACAAGGTTTAGAAACTTTAAGAGAATTATTTATGGACAATTCTACAAAAGTATCTGAAACTAAAACAAAAAATGAAAATATTCAAGAAACAATACGAGAAGCGTTAAAACACGTTAGATGTATTGTTACATCTAATTTAGCTCAAGACACTAATAAACATGGTGAGATTTTTTCAGTAGGTAATAAATATTTTTCTGTTACTCGTTTTGTTCCTTTTCAATCTCCAACACACGTTGAAACAAGTTTGTTAGAGTTTATAAAAGAAAAACAAATAATTAGTAGTAAAGTTGAAAAAGGTCTTGCAGGAAAAGATAAAATTATTGAACAAAAAGGTCAAATGTACAACATTCAAATTCTTTCGCCATTAACTGAAGAAGAGTTTAATGACCTTAAAACAATGCAATTAAAAGATCCTGAATTTTTAAATAAAGACGAGGTATAACATGTCTAGTACACTAAATAATGATATTTTAATACAAAGTGATTTAAATTATGATGCTTTAAAAGATAGTATTGCAGTACCTAGTATTGATTTATCTTTATTTCCTGTACCTAATTTTAATACAAATCCTGTACCAACACCAACAACAGTTACCAATACTTTATTAACTGATAAAAATGTTGATGGTACAGGTTGTTTTGATAATTTAATGACCTCTATATCAAAACATCTAACAAATGAGTTTGAAGAAGGTAGAATTGAGCAAGATAAGTTTGGAGATATTTATTCACAGAATATGATCCAAGCAATGAGTATTGCTTCTCAATTTGTTTTAAATACTATAACAACTAATTACCAAAATCAGTTATTAAAGAAACAATTAGAACAACAAGAAATTAATAATGTAACTGCTAAAGTACAGTTAGAAATTACTAAATTAAACGCTAACAGAGCTAGATATGAAGCATTAACTGCTAACACTAATTATGCTATATCTAAACAACAATTAGCTAATACTAATGCTGATTATTTATTAAAAATTAAACAATTAGCTTTAAGTGATAAAGAAATTGAATTACGAACTCAACAAGTTCTTTTAGCTATTGAACAAGTAGAACTTGCTAAACAACAAGTTGACACTGAAAGAGCTAAAACTAAAAATACTACTTCTGCTGGTTCAACAATCGTTGGTATATTAGGTAAAGAAAAAGATTTAAAAGATTCACAAATGGAACTATACGAAAGACAACAAGATGCTTACACTGTGGATAGTAAAGCAAAAATTGGTATGATGTTTAAAGAAGTGTACGCTATTAATAAATCATCTGACCCAGGAACGACTGTACCTAGTTCTTTAAGTGATGCTAATATTAATCAGGTAATTACGGCAATGAGAAATGCAGTAGATATTTAAAATTAAAAGACAGATATAATGGGTTTATCAGGCTTTAAAACAACAAAAAGAATTATAACTGTTTCTTCTACTGTCTATAATATGTCAGGAGATTACAGTATTAATGATAAATATTTTAAAGCTATTGTAATCTCAGGAATATTAAAAAATGTTTCTGTATCTGATACAATATTAGGAAGTTTATTTAGTTGCCCTAAAGCAAGATTTAATAAGTTTTTTTATTATGCTTTAAGTAGTAATTACAAAGGAAATTTAACCACAAAGATCAATAATCGTAAAAAAGTTAATATAAACGCTATTATAGATTATTTAAACCCCGCTTCAGGAACGACTGTTAATATTGAAAAAGCTTTTATTGATTACGGAGATGTAGTTTATTGGGCTAATAAACATATATTACTTAATTACCCTAGTTTAGTGTTTACAGATTGGATCGCAGAAGAAGCTCCTTTGGGTCAAGTATTAATTACTTATGAAGATGCCTCAACTGAATTAATAAACCTACCTGTTGGATATTCTTACACTTCTGAGTATTTAATTGCTTATATAAAATATTATAGTGACGCTTATAATGAGCCAGTGATAGAAGGAGCAATAATAGATGTAGATTTTGAAGATTTACCTGATACTTCTGATTACAGTGCAGTAGATAATATTACAACAGAAAACTCTGAAAGTTTAACAGAAACTACAACTATATTAAAAGAATATAGTGATTCTACGCCTGCAACTACAACAACTTCATCTACTTCTAATACAGAAGAGTTTACTTCTTATGTTAAAACTAAAGAAAAGGTTACATATCTTGGAGTTATATCTGGAGAAACAAGACATAGTTTAAAAGACACTTACATAGAATATTTAAATTACAATATAACTGAATCTACTGCTGTTAGTATAGAAGTAATTAACCACGGCACATATACTGAAACAATTACAACAACTATTGTTACAGAATTATTTGAACCAGTGTATTCATACCAAATTAACTCACAAACAACAATATTATCAGAATTAATAAATGAAGATATGTTAATTTATAAGATTGGTTCAGGAGTTACTGCATTAGATGTTTTAACAAATACAGATACAGATATTATAGAAGATTTATATCCTATTATTCCATTAAGAATAAATAATAGACCTATTAATAATATCTCTTTTTGGTATGAAGAAGCTAAACGAATGTACACAATAGCAATAGATAAAAAGTTTGATAAACTATTAGATAATATTGCAGACAATCCTTCTATTAGAGATATTGACTACGCTTATATTCATTTTGGATTTCCATTAAATACAGAAAGTGACGATGAAAAACTGTATATATACGAATTTTTTAAAAATCTTATTGATTACCAAGAAAGTACAAGAGTAGAATATTTAGATTGGTTAAATGAAATTTACGCAAATAAACAGTTTATAACTGACTACGTTGAATGGTTTACAGCACAATCTAACAGTTCTGACCCCTTGTTTGGTTCAAATCCTCCTTTATTAAGTGGAACTTTAGGAAGTAAAGTTATACCAGCTCCTGAATCTATTTTAAAATTTAGAACAAATACAGAAAGTTTTGATAATTTTGATATAAGAATGTCTTGGAATAATATACAAGAAGATATTTACAATGGTTTAGGTAAAACTGGAGCTAAAAAAGGAGATATTTGGTTTAATACAATCCCTCCTCCTGAAAATTTAGATTTTGTTAATTTACACACAAGTAATATTGAAACATTTTCTGAAATAGTAAGAATAGGTGCATTTACATACGATCCAGTAAGTTTATTAAAAGATGATCATATCTATTTGTATCAACAAATAGAGACTGACTCATATAGAGTATTATCAATAGCAGGACTAACTTATAAAAATTACATATATAAAAGTAGAAGTGTTGATATAACAGGTAAACAAGCTCTTTTAGATATTGAACTAAGTGAGTTAATTATACCATTAAGTCAATATGTATTAAATCAATTATCTTGGGTTGCTGGTAATGAAATATGTATTAGAGCAGGAAATATAATATTTAATTCGTTTAAAGTTAATAAACAGATGTGGTTTCAGAGTAAACTTTTTAAAATTATAGTTATTGTTTATTTAATAATTGTAGTCATTGTTGTAACGGTTTTTTCAGCAGGAACAGCTACTGGTCCAGTTGCATCATTATCAGCTGCGATAGTAGCATCTTTAGCAATTACAGGAACTGTTGCTTTAATATTAACAGCAATAATTACATTTGCTATTAATATGCTTATAGGAATGATTATCTCAGCCCTATTGACTAAATTACTTACTCCTCTAATAGGAGAAAGATACGCAAAATTAGTATCTGCTATTGCTACAGCAGTAATTATGGCAGGAATAAATACAAATTTTGATGTATCTGCAATGCAAGATTTTCTTTTAAGGGCTGATAATATAATATTAACAAGTTTAAGTGTGGTTAATACAGTCATTGAAGATATATATGATATTAAAGGGTTATCTACTGAAGTTAAAACTTTACAAGAAAGAAATGAAAAACAAGACAAATTAATTAAAGAAAATAACGCTTTATTAGGAATAGATAGAGCAGATGATTTAATTAATATAATATTAAAACAGTTAATATTAAAAGAAACTCCTAGTGAGTTTTTATCTAGGACTTTACTAAGAAGCGATGATGTTATAGAAATGACTATGTCTGCAATAAGTCGCTTTACAGATATAGTTTTGTAATGTATATATTAATGACAAACAGGGAGATAAATTATGGTCGGTGAAGTAGTAAGTGGTGGTTACAACCCAAATTTTGATTTTGCATCTATAAATGCTGATGGATTTATGCCTACTGGTAGCTCTATTGGAAGCGGATCAGGATCAGGTTCTTGGTTTTCTGGTGATAGTTTTTTAAGTGGTGGTAAAGGCGGTGGTTTAGAAGGTTTGGGTGGAATTGGAGGTGTTGCACAAATACTTGGAGAACTAGGTAATGTTTGGAACGGATTTCAACAACAAAAATTAGCTAAAAAAACTTTAAACTTTCAAAAAGATGCTTTTAATAAAAACTTTAATGCTAATCGTATGGCGTACAATGCTAGAGTAGAAGATACTTTAAGAGCAAGATCATCTCAAACAGGACAAAATTACGATAATATTATAGCAGAAAGAAGATTATAATATGACAGGTTTTAATAGTTTTAAAAACGTATCTGCACCCGATTTATCTAATTTAATTGCATTACAATCTCAAGGAACAAGTAATGCTTTTAAAAGTTTAGCTAATTTAGGTAATACTATTCAAGGTATTCAACAGAAAAATGTAGATCGAGATAACAGAAATTTGTTGGCTCAAGCAATGCAAGCTAATTTAAATCAAGATCCAGATGCAGTAAAATTAGCATTTGATCAAGGAGCAAATAATTCTCAATTTCCTATTAAAAATTTACAGACTTTAGGTAGTAATGTTAAAGAAAATATTAATAACCAAAATCTTATTAAAGCACAAAATTTAGAACGAGATATAAGTATTTCACCTACAATAACAGATAATATACTTTTAGATCGTTTTAGCAAAGACAATCCTAATTTACTAATTCCTGAAAATGCTTTTAGAAGAAATATTGCTGAAAATACTGCTCTTAGTGGTGCTAAAGCAAAGTATTCTGATGAACAACTTATTAATGAAGCAATTAATTCTAATGATCCTGAAGAAGTTCAAAAGAATCTTAGTTCAGTAAATCCTGATAGACTTAACACTACTGATGGTTTAAATTTATTTAGTAAAGCACGAGATAAAGCTTCTAAAGAGACACAAACACAAAACCAAACAATAGCAGATAATAGTATTACGTCTAGTATTGATGCAACTTATAATGAGAAAAATCCAAATTATAAAACTTATT